TCAGATAAATAAGTCAAAGCTTTAGTTATGGTTGCCCAAGGCGAACCCAAAGATCCGTCATTATTGTCGTCGCCTGTCGTCGCAATATACAAAGTGGTATCAGTCGATATTACTTCGGCTCCCGAGGAAGCAGCATCTTCAGGACCCCATTTACTTGTTGCACTATCATAAGTCAATACTTGATTATCTGAAGGAGTTCCTGTTACATCAGTTAAATCATTTAGATTTGTCACTGTAGAACCTCCCCCTACGACTTGTTCAACGCCGTCAATAATTTCGGCCATGTTAGACCTCCCATTTAGGTATTTACAGGCTCCCAAACAACAACAACACCATAAGTATTGTCATTCGTGTTGGGCGCTGTAATATTCAAGGCGTCATCGGCCTTGAATGCGGACATAGGCTCCCAAATGAAGCCTATATCACTATTACCAGCTAATTGGGAACTTGTATAAACATTATAGTTAAACGATTCACCGCTTGTTCCAACTTGGTTAACAGCAAGTTCACCAGAACAAAACGCAGAATGCCCATGCATCCTAACTTCTCTCAGCAGGAAAGCCTCTCCAGGAGTAAGAGTTAGATCAACTTCCCCGCTGACCACAACTTGTTCGTAAAACCTGAAACGTCTCCTCATTTATCTTCTCCCTTTTTATCTTCTTTATTCCCTTTTTTACTTGGCTCTCCTTCTGCCTTTTCCTGAGCCGCCTCTTGATCGACCGAATAAATAAGCTCGGGAAAAGTCTCGTCTTCAGTAGCCTTCCGTAATCTATGTCTTGCATAGCCGCCAAAACCAAGTTTCTTGGCAACTTCGGCCCTAGGAATACCGAGATTTTCAGACACAGGCCCATGTTTGACGCCAAGCAAGCCCTTAGCCAGAGATTCAGTATCTATTGTTGCCGACACTGGATATGTCACGTCAATCAAGAATTCCGGGCGCCTTTGAATGTTTTTCATAACAGGTTCGCCATTTTTAGCATTAAACGAAACGGCTTCTTTCACCTTAAACAATTCCGGAAAATTAATTAGCCTGTTCTTAAGGAAAAAAATAGAAGCCCAGAAGTCGAACTTCAGAAAACGGTCAAACAAGGCCATTTCATCAGATACCCTATCAGACATAGGCCCTCGGCTGGCCTTGATAGAGGCGAAAGTTCCAACAGATCGTCCTGTCATAACGCCAGATTCTTCATTCAAACCACTTGAAATCATGTCAAGAATGTCATTATCCTGCTCTGTAATGCTGGCTAACTTGGGATTGACACAGTCTAATTCCATGCCAGGAGGAAGGATAAGCATCGACCCAGGAGTCTTTTTCGCCATAATCCCCGTTGACTTGCGCTGCTCCTCAGTCATCGAAAGCCAATCTTTCAAAGCTTTACCGTCTACTATCTTCACCACCCACAAGTAAGCGCCAGACGATTTCTTATGGTCTATTTCATATTTCTTCAGATTTTCATAATGGTTAAGCCATTCAAGGGTTGTTCTAAGATACGAAACAGCCCTTCGCGTGATAAACGACTTGTCCCAACAAAGCACGAACCGTTTAAACCCGCCGAATTTCTTATATACTTTCTTCCTGCTCTTGCTTCCGGCTACGCTGTTGCTTCTGATTTTATAATCCTTATGTTCAGCCGCTACAGAAACAAGTTCAGGGAATCTGGCAATGTTGATCGAAGGTATTAATTCCTTTTTCAAGCCGACCCCTTGATCTATCAGATAAAACAAAGGAAAAAGTTTTTTGTTAGGATGAAATATGATGCCTGTATTGTCAGTTCCACCGCTCGATATATCAGTAGGGTCTATAAAGTCGATCTCTACAAAGCCGTCGTCATGACATGTCAAGAGAAGGAATAATTCACCTTCAATGAAAGCTCGACCGACAAACTTATACCAAAAGTCATACAAACGGTTTCGAGCATCGTAGGTAATCTCATCAATCGCTTCCTGAATGATTTGCTCGCCAGACGTTATTTCAAAGCCCCAACCAGTCAGACGGCCAGTTAGACCCCGAACGGAAGTGTTGACTTGAGGAGTTCGATTAAATTTTAACCAACATTCGTCCTGAAGTTCCTTGTGAGTTTTTGACCTCTTTGCATGAGAAGTATCAGTAGTCTCCTGATACGTGGATTCTCCTATATTAATAGACCAAGGCATCGAGAATTGAAGCTTCGACAACTCCTCGTCCGGCATCTCAAGCAGGGCCTGAAGTATTTCATTATCATTCATGCTTGACATAGATTACTCCTTACGATAAACTATACGGTTTTACCAAAAAAAATGCAACGGAAAAAGATCCTTAGCTGTAACTGCCTAAAACATCATCATTTTTTATGAACAGGCCAAAGAATCTCTGGGAACGCCTTGGACGAAAATCGTTTACGGACAAGTCCTTGCCGCCGAAAACACACCAAGCAAGAGAGTAAATAGCATCATCCTGAACACCATACCGTTCATGTTTCTCAGGAGATCCAAACCATTTCTCGTCTCGGTCGGCTTCGAACATATCAAGTTCTTCCTTCAAAATGTTGTCGCCTTTAGAACCAGCCACTTTGATCTCAGCCGCTTTGAAACGCCCTTCCCTCATGAGAATGAATAACTCGGAGAAAGCATCTCTCTGCTTATCCCAAGTAGGCGGATATAGATCGATACGGATGCCTTCTTCTTCACACCAAGGAACTAAGTCCCAAGCCCCCCATCGTTCTGAGGCGACGACATCAACGCCGTCGAACACGTCTGATATATCCGTAATGAACTTCTTCATCTCCTCAAGTGAGTCAGTCGTCAAATGACCTAACCCCACAAGGATGTATACATACTCAGGCACCCTTGTCTTGTTATCATAAAAAGAAGGGGGGTTAGACCGAGATCCCGGCAAGCCTTTTGCTACTGCCGTCATGATCGTTCTGGCCCCTCGTTTCATCGGCTTCATGGGGTCGGCGCGGTCATTACCGATCATGATAGCCCAATCTGTGTCATATACATCCGATAGTTTTTCAAGGTCTTCGACTGACGCCATAATTATTGTTGAAAACGGATCAGTCTGTAAGGTCATATATTTATCGATCAAAGTAAATCGATCCTTGATATGAGCAACGGCGGCATTCTTCTTGTCAAACCCTTCAGTCAAGCCTTTCTCGGTCATTTGATCGATCTGATCCTCAATCTTTGACGCCTCTTTCAGCAAGTCCATAATCTGGCTTTGCAGACCAGTGAAATTATCAAGGGCTATGATCGACATAGCCTGTATCATCTCTTTACTAAAGACTTCGACCTTGCCAGCCTCCCAAAGATTAAGGAAGTAACGTTCGAACTCGCCAAAAGGAAAGTTATACCTATAGTCTTCAAGCTGAGTCGTCGTCATATTGGGATGCCAATAGTCTCTGTGATCGCCTGTCTTGGAGAACCTATAGCTGAAGAAAGTCTTTTCAAGCTTCTTAGACCTCGAGCCTGTATAGAGCCGATATAAAACATGATCCTTGGCAGAGACGGTCGAATCGATTACTCCAATGGCATTAGGGACATTACGAATAGAACCATGAAGCTGCACATAGAACTTATCCTTCTTCATATCAAAAATTTCTGAGAAGGTGTATCCAGTAATGTTGGAGACAATGCCTGACGCGGTCGAGATCGGCTTGATCAAAGATGTCGGTCGGCCGTCAGCCATGATCCTAATTTCTTTCTCCTGCACATTACGACGGCCAAGTATTTCAAGGAGATCAGGCGAATTAAGGATGATATCGCGCATGATGTCATAGTGAACGAACTTGGTCTGTTCCTTCGAATTGGCGCCCAACGTGATAGTCTGCTTCGGCCAGCAAAAGAACTTCCAAAGCTGTATCAGGCAGGCCAAGAAGGATTTACCGTCGCCGCGCGGCCAGCATAAGACGATCTGGCTGTAGAGAAACCGACCATCTTTCATCGCCAAGGCCCGCCTGACGACGATCTTTTGTTCCTCCCAGAACGTGATATATGATCGGCCAGTGGCAGGATTAGGCTCTGACGGCAATTCTCCCATTCTGATCCATATGGGGATATCCTCGCCTTCAGGATAGATAGGAATATAAGCAAAGTCTTCACACCACCATGTGAAGCCTTCTCCTCCCATACGATAGTCGTCTAAGTATAACGGCCTGTCGGGACGCTGAATGACGTTGGAGATGCCCCTGAGCTTGAGTTTCGGCTTCTTCTTAACCTTCTTGAGGTCAGGCTTCTCAATGAATATGGCCGTAGCTTCACTGTCGTTTTCGATTTCCTCATCCGAGAACTCACGGTTAGCATAGCGAAGCGTCCCGTCAGGCTTCTGTATTTTTATCCGCATCTTTCTCTCCATATAGTTCTATGAATTCTTTTTTGAGCCTGCGTCCAGCAGCAGCACCCATCATGCCGTAATGAGCGCCGACGATTGACCAGATCAAGCCTGTCTTGCCGGGGCATCTCGCCATCCAAGGCGTTTGAAGATACTGTTTGACAAAATCTTCTGTGGTTATTGATTCTAAAGGATCAATCATTTTTTATCCTTTCTGTCCGGCGAAGCCGGAGCCCTAGTTTTTCCAGTCTGCATCTCGAACCAAGAGGCCCCCTTACCTTTATTATTCGGCGGGTCGAACCCCGGCACATCTTTTATATCAAGACCAACAGACTTCCAAAGTTTTAACAAAAGATCGACTGTCGAACGAATCTCCTTATAGATAGGATTAGCGACAAGAGAGCCTTTATCGGTCATTCTGACCATAGAAGTCACGCTCATTTCGTAAATCTGCATCTTACAGAGCATCCGGTATTGAGGTATTATGTGCATCCCAACAAAGAAATGATCTTTGTCGGTAAGATGTTTTTGCTTTTTAACAAAGATGGCGAGTTCCTGGAGATAATTGGCTATAGGCGAACATATTTCCCCGTGAAGCTGGCCGCAGGCCGAGGTTTCATAGAGAGGGCATGCCGCATTGCACTCAGGGATGGGGCCTAAGTAGTCGGAATCGGCTTTAGAAATCATTAAATCGCTCATTTTTCCTAACTCCTTTTGAAATATTATACACATTTTTAAGGAAAAATGTAATTTTTTTTGGGTTTTTCATCATTTTTCTTGCTTTTTTCGAAAAATATAATACAATTTTTAGTAGCTCGTCCCATAGAGAGACGGGATTTTCAACCCTAATTTGCACCTTCGGACCCCGCGGCGAAGGCGCAGGAGAGCCTCAGAGAGTCTTTACCTAACCCGTCTGAGGCTCTCCACTTTTCTAAACATCCTCTTTAGTGTCTCCAAAGTCTTGGTTTGGCTATTTTTGGAAAAAATATTCCGACATATCTCCTAAAAAGTCTTGGTTCCGTAAATTTTGGAAAAAATATTTTGGAGGGTAACCAACGGCGGCGACTATACAAACTTTGCAGATTTCGGCAGGCGCGGCCTACAAATAATGTAGACAGCGCCTTGTCTGTCAGTCTTTCAGCAAGTCGTCAAAATAATTAAATGCGTCAATCGTTTCAAGATTTGCTGTATCATCAATCAAACATATGATCGCTTCATGTTGATTGATAAAATCATTAACAGCTATGAGATAACGCTTCTTAACTAAAATCATTTCATCAGGCATTGTTCACTCACTTTCGGCAGCGACTATCAACGATTGATAGTCGCTAAAGATATGATCGCGTTCGTCGACGCTTACAGCGTCTTGCCTTGATTCATTGATAATCATGTTGATTATTGATTCATTGGCCTGTTGATATTCTTCATTTAGAAACATGTTGTTGCTCGCTTTCATTGGCAAGGCGATTGAACGCCTTGCCAGTTTGATGTTAGGCTATACTTACATGAATGACTGCGTTGACGCCTCTGTCATCGACATTAACGTTGACGTTCAAGCCAAGCCTGTCGGCGCGCTGATAGACGCTGTATTTGTCGGCGCGCGAAGTAAAGAACGAATTGATTTTTTGATGAGAACGTGCGCCTATGCCAAGACGCCTGCACTCGGCCACATACTTTTTATAAGTGTAGCCTGATTTTGTCATGGCAAGCCTAAGAGCAACGCCTGTCGTGCTGGCCTTGTCAATGCCGAGCACGTCGGCTTTGCCTGAACGCTCAGCGCCTTTGAAAGCCTGTTTCAAGCTGTCTCTTTTTTCAGAAACAACGCTTGTGGCTTGCCTGTCGGCATCTTGAAACACGCTGTAGACTCTTTTGATTTCTGCTTTTCTCATTTTCTTTCTCGCTTTCTGCCGTCTTGCCT